ACTGGTACGGTAACTGGTGCGTCGGTCGTTGGTGGAGTAATGACTGGTTCGAGTGTATCAGTAACAGGTGTTGTAACCGGTGCAAGTGTAGTTGGTGGAGTTATTACAGGTACATCAACTAGTGTCACTGGTACACAAACAGCTGCTAGTACCGTAGGCGGTGTAATTACCGGATCAAGTGCCAGTGTCACTGGAACACAAACTGCAGCCTCTACAGTAGGTGGAGTCATAACTGGATCCAGTGCCAGTGTAAGTGGTAACGTAACTGGCGGTAATGTCTTAACAGGTGGCGTAGTGTCAGCAACTGGCAATGTCTCTGGCAATTATATTTTGGGTAACGGTGCATTGCTGACTGGTGTTATTACCAGTGTGGCCAATATCAACAACGGTACAAGTAATGTTACAGTAGTCAGTTCGGGTGGCAATATCACAGTTGGTGTAGGCGGAACTGCAAACGTAGCTGTATTTGCTACTACAGGCGAATATGTTACTGGTGTGGTAAGTGCCAGTGGTAACATAACTGGTGGTAATGTCTCAGCAACTAATCATACAGGCACTAACGTGTCGGTTACAGGAACCGTGACAGCCGCCTCAACTGTGGGTGGAGTAATAACAGGATCAAGTTCAAGTGTCACTGGAACACAAACAGCTGCCAGCACTGTAGGTGGAGTAATAACAGGATCAAGTTCAAGTGTCACTGGAACAGTATCAGGTGCCAGTGCCAGTGTATCAGGTGGCGTTACAGCCGCCTCAGTGGCGGGTGGAGTAATTACCGGAACTTCGGCATCAGTAACAGGAACAGTGACTGCCGCATCAACTGTGGGTGGTGTAATAACTGGATCCAGTGCTAGCCTAAGTGGCACTGTAACAGCCGCAAGCGTTGTGGGTGGAGTCATAACTGGCACAAGCACATCAGTTACTGGTGTTGTAACAGCCGCAAGTGTTGTGGGTGGAGTGATAACTGGTAGTTCAACAAGTGTCACTGGCACACAAACTGCCGCCAGCACAGTAGGCGGTGTTATAACTGGCACAAGTGCCAGTATTACTGGTAATGTAACAGGTAGTAATGTTGTGGCCTCTACTGCATTGACCAATGGTAATATCACAATCACCGGTGCCAATATTGTCAGTTCTGGTCAGACTTTAATTATTGATCCCAATGGAACTGGCGGAACAGACGGCAATGTGATTATCGCTGGTAACTTGAGTGTCACTGGTAATGTGACCTATATCAATAGTAATAATGTTACTACCAATGACTTAACGATTAATGTGGCCAATAATGCGGCCACAGCTGCAGCTGCCAATGGTGGTGGTATTGGAGTTGGTCCGGCTGGCAGTGAATATATTTCGTTGACCTATAGCAGTTCATCCAATGTTTGGGTAGCCAGTAATGGATTAAACGTGCAAGGCGTAACCAGTGCCAGTGGTAACATAACTGGTGGCAACGTGTTAACCGGTGGATTAATTAGTTCAACCGGCAACATCACTGGTGGTAATATCTCAGCTGCCAATCACACAGGAACCACAGTAAGTGTCACTGGCACTGTAACTTCTGCATCCGTAGTAGGTGGCGTAATCACCGGAAGTTCGTTATCTGTTAGCGGTACAGTTACTGGTGCAAGTCACGTGGGTAGTGTGGTATCAGTAACAGGTGCTGTAACAGGTGCCTCAGTAGTGGGTGGAGTTATAACAGGAACAAGCACAAGTGTCACAGGAACTACCACTGCTGCCAGTGTAGTAGGCGGTGTGATGACTGGTTCAAGCATATCAGTCACTGGCAATATAACTGGTGGCAATGTGCTAGGCGGAGCCAATGTCAATGCAACCACTCACACAGGCACTACAGCCAGTTTGAGCGGCAATGTCACAGGTGGTAATGTATTAACAGGTGGCTTGATATCAGCAACCGGTGCAATAACAGGTGCTGGCATCACTGGCACAAGTTTGACGGTCTCAACCGGCAACATCACAGGTGGCAACTTAATACTGAGTGGTGCCATTACAGACTCTGGTCAGCTAGACATACAAACAAGTGCTGCCAATGCCAATATTGTGTTTACTCCAAATGGCACAGGCAATGTCAACACCGGTGCCAATTTGAGTGTAACTGGACGAGTCACAGCAGCATCAGTTGTGGGTGGCGTGATGACTGGTTCAAGCTCTTCGGTTACTGGCACGGTAACAGGTGCCAGTGTTGTTGGTGGAGTAATAACTGGTTCAAGCACATCAGTAACTGGTACTGTCACTGGTGCTTCAGTTGTGGGCGGAGTGATAACTGGTACAAGTGTCAGTGTTAGCGGTACCGTAACTGGGTCATCGTTTAGTGGTGCAGGAACTGGATTGACTGGAACAGCGGCGTCATTGACTGTGGGCAGTGCAACCACAGCAACAAGTGCAACCACAGCAGGCACAGTGACCACAGCCGCACAGCCAAACATAACCTCAGTTGGTACATTAACTTCGGTCACTATTAGTGGAAATACCACTGGCGGCAACATCCTAACTGCTGGTTTAATCAGTGCCACCGGCAATGTAAGTGGTGGTAATCTGAATGTAACAGGTAATATTGTTGATACAGGTGCATTGAGCATTATTACAGGCAGTAATGGAAACATTGCGTTAGTTCCAAATGGCACAGGTATAGTCACAGCTTCGGGTAATATCAGTGCTGCGGGTAACGTTACAGGTGGTAACATTTTAACTGCTGGCATTGTAAGTGCCACTGGCAATGTTGTTGGATCTACAATAATAGCCAGCGGTAATATTGTAGTGCAATCAAGACAACAAGTCAAATTTTATGACACTGACAGCAGTAATTTTATTTCTTTACGGGCACCCAACGCTCTCACAGGCGATTATCTATTAACACTGCCGACCGGATATGGAAATGCAGACCAAGTTTTGAGCACCAACGGCGCTGGAAATCTAGCATGGGTAGACCAAAGTGGCGGTGGTGGCAGTTCAGCAACAAGCTATCCCAACAGCACAGTAAGTCCTGTTCCGGGAGCTACTGGAAATTTTGATCTTACTTTTAATTTCGTACAAACCTCGCAGGAAATACCGTTTGAAACATCGGCCACTGATGCTTTTGGAGTAAATCTTGGCGAAGTTTACAGTATGATGGATCCTGGAGGAGAAGTGTTAGAGCCCGTGGATTTGGGTGTGCTAACTTAAATAAATAAAGAAACAGGAGAATTCAATGCCAACAGTCTTACAGTTCCGTAGAGGAACCACAGCTCAAAACAACTCATTTACTGGATCAGCTGGTGAGTTGAGCATTGACACGGATTTAGATGTAATTAGAGTGCATGATGGATCAACGCCAGGCGGATTTGCCCAAGTTGGCAACGCCGCCGTGCAAACCCTGACCAACAAAACATTATCAAATGTTGTTATAACTGGAGACATTCTCAACGGTAACGGTAACGTCACTGGCAATATTGGTAATTCTTCAGCTTACTTCAACACAGTGTTTGCCAAAGCCACAAGTGCTCAATACGCTGATTTGGCTGAAATGTATGTGTCCGATACTGTCTATGCACCCGGGACTGTGGTAGAGTTTGGTGGCAATCACGAAATAACCACTACAACCACAACACATTCTACACAAGTAGCCGGCATCATATCTACACACCCAGCATACTTGATGAATGCTACACAAGCAGGCCAGCATCCGCTTGAAGTTGCCTTGGTTGGACGAGTTCCTTGTTCAGTAGTTGGCACAATACGCAAAGGCGATCGTTTGGTATCTAGTGACCTGCCTGGCGTTGCTCAAGCATTAAATGTTGATTTATATCAACCAGGATGTATTGTTGGTAAAGCCTTGGCAGAATACAATTCAACTGAACCAGGAGTGATAGAAGTAGCAGTAGGAAGGTCGTAATGCAAGCTAGATATCGCACAGACTATGCTGGCGAATTTGTAATACTAGAAACTCGATGGGGCGCTGGTAAAAAAGATGAAACACGTGAATGGATTCCAAACCCTATTGAAAATCATCACCTGTCAGGTCGTGCGGCCTGCATTGGCAGTGACTTTGATCGTTGGCGCTTTGATTACACACGACTGCAACGTCACCGTGGCGGATTGCTAGGCAGTAAAAAACTACAAACTTACGGTACAGGATCTGTAGCTCAAGAAATGCGACTGGACTTTGCAGTAGAAACCAACACCGATAATTTAACTAAAATTTTAGCCACAGGTTATCAACAAGACAACATTGTGTATACCACTGCACGAAATTGTATCAGTAATCCTGGAGAATTTTATTTAATTCCGCATAAACCCAGATTGATTGATATGACCGTTGCAGTGTATCTGGCTGCATTTGATGGCCACCAAGAAGTATTCTTATTGGGCTACACAGATGAATCACCAGGCAATTCATTAAATTGGGAATCACAACTTGCTGAAGTATTTTTGGCCTATCCCGGCGTTAAATTTTATCTAGTAGGTGAAAGCACACGCATGCCTGATATCTGGGTTGACTGTTTTAACACTCAGGTCATGACCTACCCTGAGTTTATCAGTTACTGTGATGTATAAACGCTGGATTCGATAGTCAAAATCTTATTTTGCACCGCTTCAAAATTCACAGTTGACCATAAGCCTGGATGCATGGGTTTGGGCCAGGTACCTGAATCAATCCAAGCATATCCAATGTGTTCATGATTTAGTTGCGGTTGAAATTCATTGCCAACAATGCAAAAAAACGTATGATATTCAAATCCTGAATCTACAGTAGTAAACTTTTCCAGTGGAAGCATACGCACATACTCGGGCATTGATCCTAGTTCTTCTTCACACTCTCGAACAATGGCAGTCATCAATGTCTCGCCGGTTTCTACACGCCCACCTGGCAAACCCCATGCTGCTGGATGTTTTGGATCATTACGCATGAGATACAGGTAACGACGAGTATCAACCGAGTAAAACCAAACTCCTACAGCTTTTACAATACTAGACTCCATGTGCCTCCAGGATATAAGCCCTGATATGATTTGATCCACGAATCGCCGGTCCATTCATATTGTATTTCTGTTGTGATATTTGTGACATACTGTATATTATCTGGACTTGAGGTCGAGTCAAAAGAAATCTGCCACCGTGTGCCATCGTATTCAACAATGTCGTTGGCTTGAGCAACCAATGGCTGTCCACTTGTGCCAGCCCAGGCTTCAGCATATCCTTCGTTGAACGTGCCAGTAGCTTCGGTAAACAAGTATCTCTGACCAATAGACGGTGCAGCCAGTCCAGCATTGGGCCCACTTCGTAATGGATCAATTACTGCCAGCACTGGTTCTAATGTATTGCCGGGTGTTGACCCGGAGTCTACAGTAAACAACAAGAATCGATCGTCGGTAGGATCATAACTGACATGACCAATCACTTCAGTTCCGTCGTCTTGCTCTAATTTAATATAGCTAATGCCGTCTCTTAATACGCCATATACTCCAACAACATCGTGCCACAGTAAGTTGCTATCTGGACTACTGGGAGGATTTAAACTGTTGTTGGATTGATCTACAACCTGTTGCACACGTAATGCTTGTAATTTACCAACTGTTCCAGGGCTTCCGCCAATCAACAGGGCTTGATATCCGTATGGAGTAATCACTTGTCGAGTCCCTAACAACAGGTCATTGTCAAGGATAGCATTGCTGGCATCACCGTTGGCATCAAATACACTCATCACAATACGTTCAACCACACCCAACTTCTTGACCTTGGCCGGGCTTGATAACCAAATTGGTATGCTGAATGTAAGTGTAGCTATATCTATAGGGTTCTCAGTTCCTATTGGAATATTACGACTGCTCCACTTGGTTGATTCAAGATTACAAACAGTAAGACTGGTCCAGTCAATGAAATTGTCAGTGCTTTGTATTTCTAGGCTGGGATTGAACAACACTAGAATTTGTTCTAGTATCTGCATCTTTTGATTGGTATTGCTAGTCCATATATCCAACGCAATGGTTAACTTGTATGGGACTGGCATCAATCGTTCAATGGTAAATGCATTGCCCTGTGTGGTTTCGTAGGTGTCAGTAGCGTCATCATAGGCACGTTGACGAACCTGAATGTTGCTTACAAAATTAGGTTCTTGGATTCTTGGACGATCGTAGTCAAGTCCAGTAACATAAAATGTCATCAACGGAGTTGCTGGCATATCATTGGCTGAATTTTGTTGTATAATAGTCTGTGCTTGTCGACTAGCATCGCCATAACGAACTGGCACACGAATCAAAGTGTCGTTGATACCGGCTTGATTGCGACCGTACTCTACACTGAAGTTGCTAAAAATTCTAGCAAACTGTAATAAGAATCGACGTATTTGTTCGTCGTAAAAGAACTGAGCGATGATTATCTCCCTGGTGGTCTTGGGTTAGGTGGTGTAATGTTACCGCCTTGACTGCCGTTGTCAGCCAGTGGTTTAAGTATCTGGCTAAGACTCTGACGGCTTGGAATATTGCCTTGATCTGTGGTAGCAACAGTGTAGGTATTGTTGACAAAGCTGGCACGTTGAGTCAATGCACCTGAGGCCAGATCAAGATCAGTGCGGACATTGTCCTCAATCTTGACCCAAGATCTGCCACTGAATCTAAACAACCGATTGGGGAAATAATCTAAACGCAAGGCATAATCACCTGCAGCCGGATTGGGCGGAAAACTCACACCCGGTGTTACTGGCAGGCCATTAGGAGCCGCGCCATCACCAGTTAAGTAACCCATGGTATAGCCGAAGCTCTTGGGTGTGGTACCATCGCCTGCCGCTGTGCTGTCTGCTGTAGGGTGGGTGTCATCGGCAGTGAGGCCAGCGCCAGCAGGTTGTCCGTTAGCCGTCGGTAATATGTAGAATTTTGTAACGTCGTAGCCACTGAGCGGAACATCGGCCTGCGCCTGCACCAACAATGCGTCATTGATTTCCAGATCTTTGGGTCTGGTGCTCATTTGATCGCCTACTGTGGTGGGTGTGGTTACTTCTGTCCAATAGGCCGTATTGGTAATATCAGTGCCAGGCGGTACGTTTTGTTGTGCAATATAATAGGTGCCACCATTGTTGACTGTTTCGCCACCAGGATAAAAATTACCAGAATCCCAGATGTTTTCTGGCATAAACGGTTCGTTAATGATCTGGCTATATTCTTGAGCATTGACCATTGGCGTGGCTTTGATACGCCATAAGTGAGGTAACCAAGTTTGACTAAATCCTTCACTTGCATAATTACCATCTTGTATTACATAGTATCTAGGTAGTGCTTTGGGAATCGCACGATCCAGCGGGTGGTAGTCTTTTAAATTAGGAACTTCAATAACATCACCTACCATGAGCTTGCGCCCAAATGTGTCAATCATGTTGTTGTAGTGAAATGTAATAAACAAGGTATCGTTGTTTAAGAACAGTCCAAATTGTGTAAGATCAAAATCAATATCCTGTGTTCGATACACACCACGCATGATATACACATCTGGGTCATAGGCTCGATCACGATTTTCCAACAATAACAAATCTTCAATAAACAACGGATTGGTAGTGTCGTAAGTTGGCAGGGTAGCATCACCTGGATTATTAGTTTGAGCTGGATCTACAATGGGTCCAAGATATTTGTGGATATAAATGTCTAGTCCGCCAACAGTAAACATCTCTTTGATGGTTCGATCAAAAAATTGGTAGTCAGCAGTTCTGTTTGGGCGATATAGGCTTAATCGTGGCATAGTTATGTATTTATGGGTTTGATTGACTAGTAATTCAAAAGCTCGTATAATTACAAACATGGACGAATTATTTCAACGCTTGGACCGTGCGGAACGAGCCATTGCCAACGTGAAAAATAAGGTGGCCCGAAAAGACCTGTTAAAAATGGTTCGTGCAATAGACCAAGCTATTACAGCCGCAGATATGGAAAGTGTTGAATGCCGCAGACTACACAGAGAAACATCACGCTATAGAGAATTGGTTCAAAAAGTAAACAATTTACTTACAAATTTGGAACAGCACATAACCTTTGCTAATCTGCTCGGTTGACAAACGAGTAATTTTCACATATAATACACACATGGTAAAAACAACGACGACTATGGCTAAAACAACTGAAATCAAACGACTGAACCCCAAAGGTGCAGAAACCAAATACATAGGTTTTGAGCCCGAATGGAAAACCCAACCTGCTGATGAACGGCGGATCAGCGCACTGGCCAATGCATTTCAGTGGTATAATTATCACTACGGTAAAAAAGATGCCAAGGACATGTTGTGCCATTATTTAGAACACAATGGGCGAGCAAAAGACGCTAAAACAATGCGTGGTGTGCCAGATAGTCAAATTCGTATTACACCGGCTTGGGTCTGCCGCATGACCTTGCTTGGACTGGTGCTTACGGAACACGAACAAAGCATTATTGATAACGATATCACACAAATGCTCAATGTAAAACAAGAAGCTAAGAAAGCGCAGTCCGAAGTTGATGCTGATGCCGCTGTGGCAAAACTTACAATTCAAGATCACCTGCGTGAAAAAATATCAGACTGCTGTGGAGAACTTGAAGGCATGTTTGATGATTTCATTGATGCTGGTGCAAAAATGTCGGCGGATTTCAAACCCATTGGGTTGATGCGTGGTATGAATATCAGCCCTAACATGATCGGTACTGTGACACGAGTTTGGGAATTACGACTGGCTGAATTTAATGAAGTATTGGAAGGCAGAGATGACCAGTTGGTTGAAGGTTACAGCCATCTCACAAAAGTGCAACTTCGTAATTGTGTAAAATTCTGCGAGACGGTAATCAACGATTGCAACAGCTATGTTCAGATTAAGAAAGTAGAACGCAAACCACGTGCTAAGAAAGCGGTAAATCCTGAAAAACTAACTCGTAATTTCAAGTTCCTTCGAGAGTTTGAAGAACTTAAACTCAAATCAGAACCAGTTATCAAGTTAGTTGGTGCCAGCGAAGCTTGGCTATACGATACGGCCAAACGTAAACTTGTCCACGTAGTAGCGGATAGCCACATAGGAACATTTTCAGTAAAGGGCTCGGCTGTGATAGGATTTGACGCTCAACAAACTGTGCAAAAAACTCTACGTAAGCCCGCAGAACAACTTAAAACAGTCACAAGTGTTGGAAAACCTGCCGCCCGTAAAGCATTCGCGGCAATTAATGCTACAGAAACCAAATGGAACGGCCGAGGCAATGATAACTTGATCATCCTCTGGGCTTGGTAAAACTACTAAATACAGGGAACGGAGCTTCCCTAAATGGCCTTAGAAAATCAAGCTAGTCTAGACACTTTAAAACAGAATCTTTTTGATTATGTCCAGTTACAATTGGGCGCACAGATCATTGATCTTGAGTTAGATGCTGAACATTACGAAGCGGCGTATCAACGAACTATAGGTGTATATCGTCAACGGGCACAAAACGCCTACGAAGAAAGCTATAGCTTTTTGGAACTAGTAACCAATGTGAATATCTATGATATGCCACAAGAAGTTATTACTGTGCGTCAAATCTTTCGTAGAACATTTGGCGACTCAACAGGCCCATTTGCTTCAAACTTTGATCCGTTTAGCCAAGCAAGTATGAACGTGTATCTAATGAACTTCAATGTGGCTGGTGGACTTGCCACTTATGATTTCTATAGTCAGTATGTGGAACTGGCTGGGCGCATGTTCGGTGCCTACATGAACTACACCTACAATCCGGTAACTAAAAAATTGCAGTTGATTCGTGACCCCAAAGGCACAGGCGAAGCAGTATTGATGTGGACTTACAATTTAAAACCCGAATTCAACCTACTGAGTGATTTCCAAATTCAACAATGGATCCGGGACTACATGGTTGCGGCCTGTAAAATGATCATTGGTGAAGCACGTGAAAAATTTGGAACCATTGCCGGGCCACAAGGCGGCGGCACGCTCAACGGCACTGCAATGAAAGGCGAAGCACAAACCCAAATGGATGCATTACTTGAAGATTTACGCAGATATGTGGATGGTAGCCAACCGCTTACCTGGGTAATCGGCTAACACTCAGTAGACTTTGCTCGCAACTTGTGCTATACTACAGCATGAGTTCATTAATGATTGACATAGAAGGATTGGGCACTGGTCCCGATGCCGCAATTTTAACCATTGCGGCTCAGAGCTTTGACCCGTTTGGATCAGGCTATTATGCTCGTCAATACTATGCTCGAATCACTCTTGAGAGCCAAGAAAATCGTACCATTCAGCAAGACACTATAGATTGGTGGGCTACTCAGCACGAAGCACAGGCCGAGGCCTTTATGGAAGAAGGTCGTGTGTCGTTGGACACAGCACTTGACAGTTTATACAAACTAGCTTGGCAACATAAATTTATCTGGGCCAATGGTCCGACCTATGACATGAACATACTAGAACATGCCTACAAAAGTTATGGTAAAAAATTACCTTGGCAGTTTTACAATGTTCGCGACGCTAGAACTGTGTATAGTTTGTGGCCTGAGTTGCCCAAGCCCGCCACCAGTCACCATGCATTAGAAGATTGCCGTAGGCAAATAGATATGTTACAGGCTACATTACAACATTTGAAGGTGAAGGAAATACGATGATCATCGGAATTTGTGGATTGATTGGAAGTGGTAAAGATACCATAGCAGACTACTTGCAAAACATACATCAATTTCGAAGAGAAAGTTTTGCCCACAGCCTTAAAGATGCGGTAGCCCAAATATTTGGATGGGACCGTGAACTGCTTGAGGGCCGCACCAAAGAGTCTAGGCACTGGCGCGAGCAAGTGGATCCATGGTGGGCAGAACGATTAAAAATGCCACACCTTACTCCTAGGCATGTGTTACAAGTATGGGGAACCGAAGTTGCCCGTAGAAGTTTTCACGATGATATTTGGATTGCAGCACTAGAAAATAAACTTAGAAAAACAACGGATGATGTAGTAATTTCAGACTGTCGTTTTCCTAATGAAATTAAAAGTATTAGAAATGCCGGCGGTATTGTTATCCGTGTTGTTCGTGGACCAGAGCCCGAATGGTATGAAGCAGCATTGAGTTTAAACCGTGGCCCGGTCGGTAATATAACATGGGCATTAAGCCGAGAACAGTTAGAGAGATGTAAAGTTCATGCCAGTGAAACGGCCTGGATTGGCACCCGCTTTGATGCTGTAATTGACAACAATGCCGACGGGTTAGATCGTCTTTACAGTCAGATTAAAGATCTGGTTCTAACTCACCAGGCACCCAAGGACGGTCCATCCGTTTAATTTCCTCTACACAATTTAAACATATGGTTTTTAAATTGCGTAGAGTAGTGTTATGCTGGTTGCCATCTACATGATAAACCAGTAGTTGACTGGCGTAACGTGATCTAAAACCACAACGATCACATGCGGGTTTTTTCTTGTAACCTGCAGTCTTCCATCTAGGCTCGGGTGGTTTAATACTACGATTTTTAGCAATGCACTGACCACACCGATTTCGATAGTGTGCAACTTCGTCACGATAGTAATTTATAGCACAAGGTCGTTGGCGACATGCTGGGCAAACGGGTCTAATCATGATATATTTACCACAAAAACCTTTGCCAAAGGCCGCAATTACCTCTTGTTTTTGTCTTTTGATATAAATATTAATAACTAGAAAAAAGGATTTTCACTATGGCACTTTTATCACCAGGCGTTCAAGTTACAGTTGTTGACGAAAGTCAATATATACCAGCCGCTGTTAACTCGGTTCCTTATATTTTACTTGCCACTGCACAGAACAAAGTTTCTGGCACTGGCGTAGGTGTTGCTGCAGGTACACTACAAGCTAATGCCAACAGAGTATATTTAATTACGAGCCAGCGTGATTTATCTGCAACGTTTGGTGTTCCGTTCTTTTATAAAACCACAGCTGGCACGCCAATCAATGGTTACGAGCTGAACGAATACGGCTTATTGGCTGCTTACAGCGCATTGGGCATTACCAATCGTGCGTATGTTCAACGTGTTGATGTTGACTTGTCTGCATTGACAGCCAGCTTAACTCGTCCAGTTGGTACTCCGCCTAATGGAACTTACTGGTTAGACACAACCAACAGTCTATGGGGATTGTTCCAATGGAATCAAACCACTGCTGCCTTCACCAATCAAATTCCATTGGTGATTACAGATACCACTCAACTTGAAAATGCTTCAACTGTGCCGTTACAAAGCATTGGATCAATTGGCGATTATGCCATTACTGCTACTAACGTCAACAATCCTGGTTATTACAAACGTGGCGGCCCTACTACTAGTCAAACATCTTCTACTCAACTGTCTGACGCTTATAATACCTGGGTTGAAGTTGGCAGTGCAGATTGGCAAACAGCATGGACCACGGTACAAGGCACCCTGGCGCCAACTACACTAACTGCTAATAATACATGCACTATTAACAGCACCACAATTACAGTTCCTGCTTCTCCCAACAACACCGTGTCCGGTTTTGCTAACGTTATTAACTCAGGAAATATCACTGGTGTTTATTCTGCCTACGTTGATGGTAAATTACAAATTTACGCTGACAATTCAGCTAATAGTTCCGCTGGTAATGTTGTTATTGCCGCAGGTACCGGAACAGTGTTAACGGATTTGGGAATTACAGCTGGAACTTATAATGCTCCTACATTTTTAGCTGCTCCTAACTTTTCAGCACCACGTTGGAGATCCACTGATACTACACCAAGGCCAACCGGTTCTGTATGGCAACGTACCAACAGTGTAAATCTTGGTGCCAATTTATCATTTAAAAAATACAGCACACTGTTGGGCACTTTTGTTCAACAAGCATGTAACATATATACAACTGCAAATGAAGCCACTTACACATTAGATCCATCTGGTGGCGGCACAAACATTGTAGCCGGAACAACTATAGCTGTAGTCAACCCTGAGTTTAACACTCCGGCTACATTGGGACTTCAACTGTTTGAAAAATATTCTGCAGGTGCTACAGTGGTAACAGGTTCAGACGACACACCTGGTCCGTTTACAGCCGCAAATACATTTACTATTGCCGCAACTATTCCAGGACAATCTGCAATCAGCGCCCCGGTAACAGTAACGTTGACTGGAACATCTGTAGCTGACTTTTTAACAGCAGTTAGTGCTGCAGTTGGTAGCTCTACATTTGCATCGTATGTAAGTGCATCGGTGAATAGTGCAGGAGCAATTGTGTTTACTCACAGTGCAGGCGGCAATATTACTTTACTAAACACAGCAGGAACCCCAGTTACAACTGCTGGATTTACTACCAGCACTCAATTCTGTCGTGCCGGTTCTGGCGGCAGATTGATATTAAGCTATTGGGTAACTTCACCAACCTTTACTTACACAGCCAGTGGTACAGCCCCGGATCAAGATCCAGCCAACGGAACTTATTGGTATTACTCAGCAACTACTCAAGCTGACATCATGATTCAAAACAACGGTGCGTGGTTAGGCTATCAAAATGTGACCAATGATGTTCGTGGAGATAATCTGTCATTGACAAACACCGCAGGCCCTATATTCAGCACCACAGCTCCTACTACGCAAACCAATACAGCAGCAAGCCCATTGGTATACGGCGATTTGTGGATTGACACTAGTGATTTAGAAAACTATCCATTGATTAATCGTTGGAGTAATATTGAAGGAGTTGATCAGTGGGTAACAATTAACAACACAGATCAAACAACACAAAATGGTATTGTATTTGCCGATGCTCGCTGGTCGTCAAACGGTCAGGCTAATCCTGTTACTGATACGTTGCCATCAATTACTAGTTTATTAACTAGTAATTACTTAGACTTGGATGCTCCGGATCCTACACTATATGCTCAAGGAACTTTGTTGTGGAACACACGTAGAAGCGGATTTAATGTAAAAGATTTCCAAGGAGATTATTTTAATACAATTGATTTTGATGTGCCTGTATACAGCAGCACTACATCTTATGTGTATAACGATTTTGTCAACTATAACGGTGTAATTTATGTTTGTTTAACTACACCACCTACAGCAGGCATCGCGCCCTCTAACGCCACTTATTGGTCTTCATTGACCAGTGAAAACGGTACTGTTAACACCTGGGTTACTGCCAGTGGTAATAGAAATGATGGATCACCATACATGGGGCGCCTGGCTCAACGTGCTATTATTGTTGCTGCTCTCAAGAGTGGAATAGACTCTAGTGTGCAAGTTCGAGAAGAACAACGTCAGTTTAATTTGATTGCCTGCCCACAGTATCCTGAGTTGATGGTCAACATGGTTGAACTCAACAATGATCGTAAGAACACAGCATTTGTCATTGGTGATACTCCGTTGCGTTTAGGCCCTGATAGCACTTCACTAACAACATGGCATAGTAATAATGACGGCGCCGGATTAGTCACAGCTGACGGCCAAGGATCTTTTGATTCATACTTGGGTGTATTCTATCCAAGTTGCCAGACCACTGATTTGTCAGGTAGCCCAGTAGTTCAGCCACCTAGTCACATGATGATTCGCACAATTATTCGTTCAGACGAAATTGCATATCCTTGGTTAGCACCGGCCGGAACATTGCGTGGAGTTATTGACAATGCGGCCCTGTTGGGTTATGTAAACGGACAAACCGGTGAATTTATAACTATCGGTGTAAGCCAAACCTTAAGAGATGTGTTGTATCAATTAGATATCAACCCAATTACGTTTGTTCCGGGTGTTGGTATTACTAACTTTGGTAACAAGACAGCCACCAATGTTTCAACAGCAATGGATCGTATCAACGTAGCACGGTTGGTTGCATTTATCCGTGGACGTTTACAAGAAATTGGTAGCCAATACTTGTTTGAGCCCAATGATCAAATCACACGTAATCAAATTACAAACTCTTGCACTAGTTTAATGCTTGATTTGGTAGCAAAACGTGGTATCTATGATTACTTGGTGGTTTGTGATTTAAGCAACAACTCACCAGCTACAATTGATGCCAACGAATTGTATGTTGATATTGCAATTGAGCCAGTTAAATCAGTTGAATTTATCTACATTCCGTTGCGTATTGAGAATACTGGAGCAATTAGTTCTAGTGTCAGCACAGTGGCTACTGCCAGTTAATACCATGGCAACGAATACCATAAATAAAGTATATAGGAGATAATACCATGGCTGTTTCATCATTAAGTAGAATGACTGTGCCTTTGGCCAGTAACCAAAGCACTCCAAGTCAGGGATTGTTAATGCCAAAATTAAAGTATCGCTTTCGCGTTACTTTTCAGAATTTTGGCGTAAGTCAGCCAGTTACTGAGTTAACTAAACAAGTTATTGATTTTACTAGACCCAGCGTTGAGTTTGCAGAAATTGCACTTCCTATATACAACAGTACGGTCAAGTTAGCCGGAAAATACACCTGGGCTGATGCTACCTGTAACATACGTGACGATGCCAGCGGTGCTGTGTCTAGACTAGTTGGCGAACAATTACAGAAACAATTGGACTTTATGGAAATGGCTTCAGCTGCTTCGGGTATTGACTATAAATTCTTAACAGTGTTTGAAGTGTTAGACGGTGGTAACGGTACTGCGGTTCCTGTTGCATTAGAAACATGGGAACTATACGGTTGCTACCTCAAGTCAGTCAACTACAACGACTTGAACTATGGAACCAGTGAAGCAGCCACTATCACAATGAACATTACATTTGATAATGCAAACCAAGTGGCTGGAGAAGGTGTTGGTACATTGATTGGACGCACAGTCGGCGACGTGGCATCTGGCGTAGGCGTTTAAGCAATTATGGCTTGGGGCCAAGACTTCCTTAAGGGATTTGTTGGGGCTAGTGGGTTAAAAGATTATTCCCATGCTGCCAAAACATTCCTGCAAAACGGATATGAAAATGCTCCTCGCCAGAAGTTTTTATTTCACGTTTACTTTACTATAAACCGGGCAGTGCCTGCCTTGCAGGCTGCTTTCCCTAACGAAGATACTGCAACAATTGGTCTCATGGTCAAGACCGCACAGTTACCCAGTTATCAAATGAGTGTTGATACACTCAATCAATACAATCGTAAACGTCTGGCACAAACCAAAATTGAATACAATCCTTGTGTGTTTGAATTTCATGATGACGGCAGTGACTTGATTCGAAACATGTGGTATAACTATTTTCAATACTACTACAAAGATCCTAGTCAGGCATATGATAACGTAACCAATCAAAACGGTCAAATGGCCGCGGTAATTGGTACGCCTGCTGGTTTCAATTACAATGCCCGAGACATTTATAATCCAAGTCAAGTGGTCAATGATTGGGGCTACATTGGCGAGAGTTACAGCAGTGGAGTTCCGTTAAGTGGTGCTGGAAATACCAAACCTCCGTTCTTTAGAGACATTCGCATCTATGGAATGAATCAACGAAAGTTTTCTGAATACATCTTGATCAATCCATTGATCACTGATTGGCAACACGATACCTATGACTACAGTCAAAACGCCGGCACTATGAATCACAGAATGACAGTAAGGTACGAAACAGTCAAATACTACACTGGTGCCATTGGCAAGTCTAGACCCGATACCAACGTGGTAGGATTTGCAGATCCTGCATACTACGACACTGTACCAAGCTCATTGGCTAGACCCGGAAGCACACAGACTGTGCTGGGCCAAGGCGGATTGCTTGACGCCGGCATTGGTATTGTGCAAGATTTGCAAAGTGGCGGAGTTGGTGGTCTAATTGGTGCAACACAAAAAGCTGCAACAGCATACAACACATTTAAAAACGTCAACCTTAGAAGCGTGGCCAACGCAGACGTTAAGCAGGCTGTTAACAATACCATACGTGGTGCATTGCCCGGCATAATTCGTGGCGCCAGTTCAAGTCCGTTGAGCTCGCCGTTGGGAATACCTACTCAACCAGTAACTACCAGCAGTGGCGGAATATTTTTTCCTACACCACCAGTGTCAACTAGAACACCTGGATTTAATCCTAGCATATCTGGAGGAGGTTAACAATGACTACAGTTAATGCTATTAACTATTCAATTGATCAAACTGTTAGAATTTTTGATCAATTTTACAACTATGATACAAATATACCTGCAACTGAATTTGATGCAGTATTGAGTTACTTTAGAAGCGTGTTTACCACTGATGCCGCAGCACAAAATATGACCAGTAGTTTATTTAGAGTAGCAGAGTTTAGCGATACCAATGCGTTAGATTTGTTGCAAACTTTTCAAGAAAGCGGATCCAGTGAACCGCAAGTGACCATACTGATGGCCTACTATCTCAACACTATACGTAGCCCTTCTACCTTGTTGGGTGTGCTATCGCCTTCTACTCCTAACTTCTACACAGCAAGAAACATCAGGGCGTAACTATGCCAAACTTCCGCCAAGGCCCATACACAGTAAAGAATGCAGCCAAGTATGTTGGCAAAGGAACTCCTAAATACAGATCTGGTTGGGAACTTACTTTTATGATGTTCTTGGACAGCAATGACAACGTGCTACAATGGGCTAGTGAAAGCATTCGTATACCATATCGTAATCCGCTGACTGGCAAACAAAGCGTGTATATTCCAGATTTTTTAGTGACCTATCGTGGACGTAACAACACCACCATTGCTGAATTGATTGAAATCAAACCCAAAAAACAAAGTTTACTTGAAAGCCGAGCAAGTGATCGCGATCGTGCTATTGTGGCACTGAACTATGCCAAATGGCATTCTGCGACCTTGTGGTGTAAAAAAAATGGATTAACTTTTCGTGTAATTAATGAGGATCAAATCTACCACCAAGGCGGCAAGAAATAATAGCGTAACATGCCGGCGGTAAATATGGTATGACTAGAAAATTGGAAGAACTTTTTGATTTCCCTCCTTCAGACACGCCTGAAGACACACCCACAGTTGAACAAACACGTACCAAACTAGCTGAAATAGACGCCACTATAGACAAGATAGATGCAGCCTTGCCCACAGTTCGCGACTTGGATACAGGCGATAAAGAGCTGGACGAGTTGGCTTCAAAAGCCCAAGAAACATTCAATGATCTAATGGATTTGGGCATGAATGTAGATAGC